TAGTAGTTATTCCTGTTATTTGTCCAGCATTTTCATTATCATACTTTACAGACGCAGTAATTTGAATTTGACTACCAAAGTTTTTAGGAGCTGTGTATATATAATTTGATAGATTCCATCCACCAGCATCATCTCTAATAATTGTAGAATATTTTATTCCTTCAAAATTTACAGGAACATAATCTCCATTAGGAACATTTTTAATATATGTTTCTACATTTGTTAAAAATCCACCTATACTAGTGAAAGACATTGTAGGAATATAACCTGATTTTAAAAATAAACTATCATAAGATCCTGTGTCTGAGTGTATTATGGTTTCAAATCTTTTTAAAGGTTGATAAACAGTTGTTTCAAAATCTTGATTAAAACTTCCACTACCATTGTAAATAGCTACAGCTACTGGCGTGTCACTTCCAAAATTTTGATCAGTATTATAAAAATATGATGCACTTTCTTCAGGTTTATAAATACTTCCTGAATTGTCTATTAAAAGTTTTATATGATATTGTGTACTTCCAAATCTTTCTGCTAAAGTATTTTCAGCAGTATCTACGAAAAGAATATATTCCTGAGTTTGTTCAACATTTGGAAGTGAATTATTTCCTAAAAATGTTGTATCATAAGTAACAATACTTGAAGTAGTAGAAAAAGTTTGATTAAAATCAAGAGCTGTTGTTGAACTACCTATTTCTCTACTTTTAACATATCCAGCATCACTTAAATTAGTGTCTTGCCATTCAATAGAAGATGAAAATTGAGTAAATATTCTATTATCTACTTGTCTTATATAACCATCAAAATCTACTTGAAAATTATTTGCTGGGCCATTAGTACCACATAATCCTAAAGTATCATATCCTATAGAATTGACAATAGCTTCTCTATAAATAAAATTAGGACCAAAAGTTGGAAATGGAGATGAACTAACAACATCACATAATACACCTATGCCATTACAATTTGTATAATTAAAATAAATGTCTTCATCACCCTGAGCCGGAGTTCCACCTTGAGTTCCTAAATTTGTTATTTTATATCTAGCACAATTACCTAAAGCACTTGTGTTAATAGATTGTGATGTAGGTAATTTTTTAAATTTAAATTGAGACTGAACATTTGGAACAACATTATTATCTAAGGCATCCCAACCTTCATATTGTTCTATAAAAGCTTGACCTCCACTAAATCTTCCTAAATCTTGTAAATAAAAGTTTGTACTACCTACTGTAGTTATTTTATCTTTACATGCTGTTAATTGTACTACCCTTTGAGTAATTCCAGAATCTACTTTAGTTTCTCCATTACAATCAACCCAGACAATTTGTCCATCTGTAGTAACTTGATATTGATGGCAATCACAAATAGCTCTAGTAAATGGATTGTTTTGGTCATAAGCACTCCAAATTTCAATATAACTTCCACTTAATTCACCATCGAAAAACGCTTCATTTATTGTTGAATTTCTTGAACAGCAATAGTCTCCTGAGTTTGATCCCACAATAGTTACAGTTTCTATTTGACCATCATAAGATGCTGTGTCAATAGTAGGTTCATATCTTCTTGTTTTGCTTCTTTCAAGAATATGAGGTTTTATTACAACTCCAGAAGCATTATTTGCTCTACCAGGAATATAAGTTTCTAAATATCTAAATAAAGATTTATGATATGTTTCAATTAATTGAATAAAATCTTTATAATTATAAGGACTAACATATTTTTCAAAATAGTCTTCTTGTAATGTTTCTAAACCAGGATAATAGTTTAAATCGCTGTATCTTGGATCTCCTATTATTTGGTCTAAATTATACGTAGTACCTAATTGAGCAATTATATCATTATTTATCTGATCTTGTGGACTAAAACCAACTTGAGTTAAATGAATATCGTTAGTTCTACTACTTGTAGGATTGTTATAAACTACAGATTTAGCAAGTTGTAATCTATTAGTTGCTAACGTTTGACTTTCTATTCTTATTTTATCTGTATTTGGAACTGAGTATCCTCCTACAGCAGGTTGAGTATAGTATTGCTCAGTGAAATATACATAATCACTTGGTTGCCAGGTTCCATTAAAATATAAAAAATAATTAGAATTTAAATTGGGTTGACTACCAGTTACATTACCGAAGTTAGTATATAGATCATTTCCTAAAGGAAATCTAAATATTAAATTATCATAAGCATCGTTTGTGGTATTACCTACGTAAGATTCCGGGTTAAGAGTGTGAGTATTTAATATAGACTCACTTAAAGATATTGACCATCCTCTTAATTCTTGTAATTGAGAATAACAACTACCTAATGATAAACTTGAAGGAAGAGTAGTTGAAAATAATGGATTTACACTTCCTAATTCAATTCTTGTATTAGTACTATCATAAACTGGTGTAGAATAAGATGTAGAAACATTATAACCTATTTCACCATTTAATTCATTTTTTACATATAAAACAGATCCAGTTCCTTCGTTTTGCCAAGCTACATTCCACCAATTATATTCTTTATTACTACCTGTTACAAAGGCTGGTATTAATACACTTTGAGTTACATTTGTTGAATTTGTCCAAAGAACTACATTAGCATAATCATAACCGTTTACACTAGTTGGTTGTAAATAAATTATCCATTCAGCTGTTGATGGAGTAATATGATTTGATCCTATTAATAAGGTTTGATTATTAGATGTATTTAAATTAGTTGGTCTAAATCTAAATTCTATGTTTTGTATACCATAAGAACTTGTTGTAAGATTATCTACAAAACTATATTTAAATGGTTGAAATTGTAACGCAGCAGAAAATCTAGAGTAATTGTATTCTGCTGTATTACTTGTTTTATCTATACCACCAAATTCCATAGGGAATAAGATAGTATCAGGAATACCATAAAGTGTATTTAAATAGTTAATAAATCTATCTGTTCCTTTACTTTTTAGTAATGTAGGTAAGTTAGCATAAATTCTCTTAAACACACTTTTTGCTTCATCTTGACCAGATAAAGTATATTGTGATGCTGTAATTCCTGTTTGCCAACTTTGTGTTACAAAGGTTTGTGTTCCTGATTGATTAGATCCATATAACCACTCATAAATGTTATCTTGATCTCCATCTGTATACAAGGCAATTCCTAAACTTTGTAGTGCGTCTCCTACTATGTCTTTACTAATACCTTGATTTAATCCATTTTCAGCTTTCCATAAATCAGTTATTGCTCTAATGTAAATCCAAATGTCATCAAACATTTGTCCCATAGAATAAACAAAAGGAGCTACTTTACTAAAAGTAGGACTTTCCTGTAAATAAACAGGTAATCCATATATTAAATTATCATTGTTAAATTCATCATAATAACTCGCAGATGTATAATTCAAATTATACCATGCAATTCCTTGAGAACTTGTTACTGAATAGTTTACATATGGTTTATTTCCTGGGTATTTTGGCCAAGATTTACTTCCAGATTCAAAATATAAGAAATTTTCATACGCGTCAAAACTTTTAATAACACTATCTAACTGTTGTTGATAAACAATAGCATCAGGGCTAGTAGGAAAACTAATTATATTAGCATTATATGCTTCAATTTGATTTAACTTATATTGAAATGTTTCAAGTTGTTGAGTAGCTGATCCAAAATGAATAAAATTTTCGTAATTATTATAATCAACATTTATAGTAGGATTACTGCTACTAATGAATGTAAGTAAATTCTGGAATTCAGAACTAGTGTAATTTAAAATTTGATTGTAATTATAATAATCACTCGAACCTATTCTAAAACTATCTACATCTAAACTAAAGTTAGCTTCTCTAAGTGAAGGTAAATTATTTTGTGATGTAACTATATCACTAGTAAGACTAGCTTGATATTCTTGAGTATTTACTATTTTCTCTACAACATTTAAAGGAGAATTAACAACAAAAGTTTCTGGAAGAGGATTTTGTAATTTAATTATTACAGTAACATTTCCATTAATGTCTCTTTCAGCTGCCATTGATAAGGCAGGATATATTATATTATTGCCAAAATCTAAATAATACTCAATAAAGTAATTTCTATTTTGAATAAGATCAATGTATGCTACAGCATTACTAAAGAAAACATCTTGATCTGTAGTAGTAGCAATTTTAATTTCTTTTCTATCACTAGATATAGATTTAACAAATAAATCTAAATTTGGGTTTTGGGTCAGTAATGGTCTAAAAAAATTATAAACCATTCTGTATGTGCCTAATCTAAAACCTAATCGTTCAATATCTTCAGCAGGATCAAAATTTATTTCTTTGTTTTCTGTTACGCTATAAAAATCAAAAGTAGGATCATTTCCTACTAAAGTATTTATATTGTTATAAACAAACAATTGTACAAAATCTTCAGGAAGACCAAAAAATCTAGTCATTTCCTTAGAAGCTACAAGATTTTGCTCTTGTGGAGTCAGAATACTTGGGTTGTCATATAAAGGGTTTATAACAATTGGCATTATATATTTGTGTTAAATTCGTTTATTTGTTGTTGTAATAATTTATTTTGTTCTTGTAAAAAATTTAACTGTTCTAACAATAAATTTAAATCTAAACCTAAATATTCACTACTTCTTTCTATAAGAGTAGTATGTGAATTATCACCAGTTAAAGGAATTTCATAAAATAAAACATCATAATTTTCAAAAAATCCACTTACTGTAGGTATAGTTTCAATAATTTGTTCAACCGGAGAAGGTGCAACATAGTCACTAAATTGAGTATCAGTAACTATATTAATGTCTTTACTGTAGACTAATTTTTGAGTTGGAATTGTTACTTTACTCATGGGAATATAGTTTGTGAAACTTTAAATTTCATATTACTATCATTTTTTACATAAGTACTACCATCAATATCTACTTTAACTTGTATTGTGTAAAATCTTTCTGGTTCTAATGTACTCATATCTACGTTAAAATATGATCCAGTTCCATTAGCACTTATTAATGTACCAGGATCATTAAATGGTATTATAGTTTCGTTAGTATCTACATCAATAATCTGATAAAAACTTTGTGAAGGTAAAGTTTTATTAAATTCATATAGTGAAGAAGTTACAAACTGTCGTTGAGGGTATTTATCTCTCGAAGCAATAGTAAATCTAACGTTACTTTCAGCATAATAAACTCCATCATTATTTCCAATAGATACATCAAAAACTTGATTTGTTTGAAGTTTAGTTACATCTGGATTGAAGACTTGGTTTTTCCAATAAAAAAACAAAGAAGGAGGATAAATCGTGTTTGTATCTCTACTAAAGTAATCTAAAATATATTGATAATTTGGATTATTTTCTACAGATTCACTAATTCTTAAAATAAAACCATTATTTGGTATTAAAGAAGATGACCACTGACTTATAATAGAAGTTACGTTGATGTATAAATCTTGTGAAGTATACTGTGAGATAGATGATGTTCCATAGCTACTCGTATACCAAGCTCCTCCACCCACAGAACCTGACAAATAAGATCCAGTTACTCCTGATCCAGATATAACCCAAAAACTTCCCGTTTTAGGTCCTAACCAACTAACTCCGTTTACTGTAGTAGGTGAATTTGCTAATCGACCAGTTCCTTGATCCCACTCTTGAGAAACAGGATTAACTAATATTGGAACTACAGTAGGTAAACTTTCTACTTGTGAAGCATATACTCTCAAATAAGCCTCCCAACTACCTGACGACGTTGATGTTCTACTAACCTTACTTAATGTATCCATTATTTCAGTTTGGTCAAACTGAATAAGCATTCTAGAAGCATTATATGGATCTGGCTTAGTAAATTCTAATATAGGATCTAAACCAGTATTTGTTTCTGGGTATAGTGAGTATAATGTTGCGTCTTTAGAAGGGAATAATTGAGAAAACATATATTATAAATATTAAGCCCCAACAACTCGTCCTAAAATATCACTATCAGGGTATCTAATTTCAAAAATCATAGGATCTAAACTAGGATAAATAATACCTCCTAAAGTAGCTCCTTGTAAGTCATATGTATAAGGACTATAAATCCCACCAGCTTTATTAGTAAATTCTAATTTCTTTACAGCAGCTACACCATTTACATTAGCACAACTAATACAATTTTCTACTTGGCTTAATATAATAGGCTGATTTATAGACCATTTATTTGTGTCAAAAAATACTTTTAAAGCTTCAATACACCCAATTAAAACTTGTTGTGCGTTGAAACCTTGTAATACTTGTATTTCAAAATTAATTCCTATATTAACATAAAAAGCATCTTTAATTGTAACAGCATCTGTTAACATTTTATATTGACTCAAATATGTTTTTAAATTTTGTTTTACTGCTAAGTTAGCTGTGGTTAATTTACCATCTGTATTTGTGCTCAAAACATAAGCACTTAAAGCTAACGGATTCATATTAACTAAACTTTGAGTATTATCTCTATCAGCATTTAAATTTAAATCTTGAACTACATAAGCTTTACTTAAATATCCAAACTCACTAGGCATACTAAGAATTCTTACTAAGTAGTCACTTTTAGTAACGTTTCTTAATTGAGTAGGGAAATTAGCTAAAGCATTTAATCTTATTTCTTCAATAGAATCTCCAGGTCCTCCCCCAGCAGCTCCAATATTATTATTAAATTTAACAGATTGTAATACTGTTTGAACAACACTATTATTTAATCCATAAGTATCTATTTGGGGATTAACTACTTTATTTTGATTAATATCGTTAGCAGGAACATTACTTTGAGCCCCACCACCAACAAGATATGTGAAAGTAATAGTTATATTTACAGGAGCTTGACCATATTCGTTTGTAAAGAAAAAATTAGAAGGATCAAAAGCTGTATTAAAAGCACTAATTCCATCTTGTATACCTAAACCAACATTGTCAGGATTAGGAATAATTAATTCACTATCTTTTCCTGTTGTGCCTGCTCCAAAACTTATTTGTAAATTAGATTCATCTAAAAACTGAGCTGTGAATCTTGTATTTACTTTTTTTAATCTCAACATAAATGGAGCTTGATCATTATATTGAGAATAATTTGGTTCAAAAACACTAATATTATATGTTTTATCTATAATTGTATCTTGAGCTAAATAAGGTACTTCATACCATATATTTCCATCATTATCTACAGCTTCAATAATTTGAATTATATCAGTGTCACTTAATATAACTTGACTAAATTGTTGAGCATTATTAAAAGAAAAATTTTGAGTTTTAACCTGTCCACTAATAGCTTCAACCTGTTTTTTTAAAATATAAAACATTGGATTACTAGTATTTGAATAATAACTATAAACACTAATTTCTGTTGGGTCAAAACTACTACTATAACTAAAATCTACTAAATTTTGAGTTAAGAATGTAATGTCGGGTTGAGAAGTGCTCGCTATTTGCGAGTTTTCGGGTATTTGTACCGTATACCTCCAATCAGGCACGTATCCCGATGATGCATCAGAAGGTATTAGTTGATATACGTCAAGAACCGCCGTAGAGGGTTTTGTTACTTTGGGTGAATATCCTAAACTATATGCAATAGGAAGTATATTTTTAAATTCTTTTGCTTCTAATAATAAAGTTTCTTGTACTTGAGTATCGGTGTAAAAACTTAAAATGTCACCTACATATGCTGACAAATCTGTAAACATATTTCCTGGCGAACTCGGACCGAAATCTGTATAGTTTTGGTAGTTATTCTTTATATAGTTTACTAAAGTCTGCTTTAGTTGAGTAAAATCTTTATTTAAATATTGTATTGCCATTATATAAGTTCTCCAGATAATTCATTATTTACTTGTATGCTAAGTTCATCAGATATATTATTAATAGAATAAAATATATTAATACTTATAGTATTACTATTACTAGGAGTGATAGTTAATTCTTTTATTATTATATTTTGAACATATCTTTCAATTAAATCTTTTAAACTTTCTTCTAAACTAGTAAAATCAGTATTTTGTTCAAAAAGTAAATTTCTTACTCCAGCTCCAAAAGCAGGATTAAAAAATCTTTCTCCAGGATTTGTAAGAATAAAATTTATTAGTTGATTTTTGGTTTGTTGTTTTGTAGTATATGTACTTGTAAAAACTCCAGGTGTTATGAATTCCAAACTTATTCCTATTTCTCGTTGACGAGAATATGATGATGTAAGTTCATTATAGGAATATATAGGTCTATTTAAAATCATTATAACAATCCTTTTTTCTTCATTGTATTCATCATATCACTAAAATCAGGTACACTATTTACTTGTACTTGTCTGATATCTTGTGCTCCGTTATTATTTTGTTGAATAAAACCTTCAATTCCTTTAGTTACAGGAGTAGCTCCTCCTCCATATTCATTCATTAATTGTTGTTGAAAAC